CTGTATAGAAGTTATCATAGAATCCAGAAAGATTTGCACCGAATTTAGCGATACCTCCAGCCGCTGCAATCAGACCAGCAGCAGTATCAAAGCTCAAATTCTTCAGGTACTCAAATGGTAATGTCAGCATTACTTCATTGAAATCACTGACAGTATTAACTAAGTCGTTAACAGTCTTGAGCAAAGCGTCCGTTTCTTCTGAAGTCAATCCAGCAATATCCACGTCCTTAAACATAGCACTCAAGGACTTAGGGATATCCTCAGTTACTTGCAGAGCTTCTAGGATCGACTGAGATAATTGTTTACCGTAGTTAGCAAATGCGGTTTGTGCATCTTGGCTAACCATATCAAACTGCCCACCGTCACGTCCTAGGGATTCACCGAAGCTCTTACCACCGACTTGACCACCAGCATAACTAAAGCCTTTACCTTTGTCCGAAGATTCAAGACCAGCAACAAACCCAGTTAAGCTAGCTTTGCTACCAACAGTCTTTAATGTTTCAGTGATAGCCTTCTGAGCGTTCTCTAACATTAACCTTGATTGATACCCAGCAATCTCACCTCCGCTTGGTCCTTTCTCGAATACTGCTTTACCACCAGATGAAGTGTAAGAAGCACCAGAGCGAGTCTCACCAGCGAATGCTTCATCCAAAGCAGAACCGATTTTACCACCAATAAAAGCGCCCAAGGGACCACCGAAGTACTGACCCAAGGCTGTACCAGCAGCAGCACCTATTTTGCCCTCTGAGAGCGAATTAAGGGCACTGGCGTAGCTAAGGATAGAACCGGCAGTACTTGCCATTGAAGACATAACAGAAGCATTACCAGCAGCACCCGCAGCTTGTGCAGCAGCATTAGCTGAAGCTCCACCACCAAGTAAAGCAGCATTAGATGTCTGTAATGCGGAACTTGTCAACCCTAAAGCAGAGCTAAAACTAGCTGGAAGCAGATTAGCAATACCTTGACCGAGAGTAGCCATACCTGAAGCAGATGATATACCTGACATTAAGCCACTGAATCCACCGCTAGCTCCATTGGCTGCTGTAGCACCTAATCCTAGTGCATTCATACCTGATTGCATTACAGTATTAACTACAGCGTCAATGTACAGCGTCACTTTACTTCTAAGTGCAGATACAATCACGTCCCTGATCTTTTTACTACCAGCTTTACCACCGTCAAATAAAGCAGTGGTAATACTATCAGTGATTGAAGATTTGATTGCGTCAAATGCTTTCTGGAACTCTTCGGCTGCTTTAATAGCAGTTTCTTGGTTAATTACACGTTGACGTTCAGCTCTGGATAAATCCAAGGCAATCAGTGCGTCATTCAGATCGTACTCTAGCTGAAGGGTATCTGCATTAGCTGTGCGTTTAGCTTTTTCGTAATCATCCAGAAGTTTAGTACGTTGTCTCTCAAACTCATTACTTGCTTCAGCTAATTTATTTTGTAACTCTGCTTCTTGAGTGATTTTCTTTTGTTGCTCTTCTGTAACACCTAACAAGGACAATCTAAGGTTGTAGTCTGAATTAATTTTCTGAACTTTAGTATTTTCATCAGTCAAGAACTTAGCAGAATCCTCTTTTAACTTAAGGATACTCTCGTTGTCCTTTTTGATATCTTCTGTCAGTTTCTTCTGAGCAGCTAATCCCGCAATATAACCGGGCTGTTGCTGATCCAATAGAAGCATTGTTTCTTGGAGTTTTTCTTGAGTAATCAAATTCTTATCAAACAATAAACGAGCACGGTACATTTGGTTGTTGTACTCTTTATTAATACCAAGAGATTTATTCTCAATATCAACTTGTTCTTCTAATCCTTTGATAATATCTTTTTGTTCTTGCGTTAACTTAACTTTCTTTTCGACTTTATCCTTGTACTTATCATTGATGCCTCGGACAACTTCAGATTCTTTGGCAAGTAAGGAGTTAATGCGAACTTGGTCATCACCAGCGGCTGCAATTAATTCTCCATAAATTTTCTTTGCTTTATTAACTTCCTCTTCTCTTTTATTCTTCTTAGTACCGTAAGTATCAAGTAACTTAGCAGAGTCAGCCTCTAGTCCACTGAGTTTTGCATTCTCAGCTTTCTTATCTCCGAGTTCTTTTTCTTTATCAATTCTGGACTGGTAGGAATTCACAATCAAACCAAGATTAACTAGCTCTTCTTTATAAGCAGCATCCATTTGATACCAAGATGCCCCTTCATTCACACGAGCAGATAACTCCGATTGAGCTTTCTTGAGTTCATCCCCAAGTGAGCCCTTACGTCCAATATTGAGAATACGGTTCCACATATCAGAAGCTGCACTACCAATAGTAGAGAAGAATGTTTGTAAAGTACCCATTTCATCTCTGATATTACCTGAAGCATCTTTTAGAGCATCAGAGTAAGCACGAGTTGCAATAGCAGCAGCTTCAGCTTTCTTACCTTGATCTTCCAAAGCAATAACAACTGCTACAATTTCAGGTGCAATTAATCCAGTGTCTTTAGCTAATTGTGTAAGAGCCTTAGAAGGTTCATCTGCTAATTTACTAAACGACTTAACAGTCTCGGATATTTTAATACCAGTTACTTTCTCTAATTCAATAGCAGCAGATGTTACAGCATAGAGATTCTGTTGAGTAATACTTCCAGCCTTGGCTGATTCAGTAATAGCGTCAGAGAATGCACCAACATTACCTTTGGCTGAACCATAAGCTTTAGCTAAGTCCTGAGCACCCTGAGTAGTTAATCCAATAGAACCAGCAGACAAGTTCATTGCTTTACTTAGTTCACTCTCTTGAGCAATAACTTGTTTTAATGCTATACCAAGAGCTACAAAGCCAGTTACAAGTAAAGCTAAACCAACAGCAACTACGCCAGTGATTACTGCGCCCATTCTGTTCAGCGTACCAATGTACTTAAATCCCTCTTCACCTTGTGCCGCTAATAGACGCTTTCCACTTTCCAATATAGAATTCAGACCTGTTGCATTCATTCCAAAATTAACAACAGCCTTACCAGCATCATGAATACCGCCAACAAGCATAGTACCAATTGCCTTACCAGTATCAAATACGGAACTAGCCATACCCTTCATGGCATTGCGCATTACATCGCCCATATCCTTAGCAGCAATACCCATCATACCGAACTGATCTCGTAACTGACCACCCTGCTGCATCATCACTGTTAGTGGTGATTGACCCGTGGATAATCCTACGACAATATCCGTAATTTGTGGACCTACTGCCCGTGTGATGTAGTCAGTTTTATTAGCTGATTGAGTCTTCTGTAACTCAACTTGAGCCTTGCGGTACTCGTCAATCTTTAACTTCTGTTGATCTAAGGTTAATCCTGATTTCTTCAGGGCGTTCTCAAAGCGCACTAATGAGTTAGCTGTACCACGGTTTAACTCTTCGTTATTAGCCTGTAAAGCAAAGCGTACTTTCTGGAGTTCGCTTTCAATATAAGCATTGGCTTTACCTGCGTCAACTGTGGCCTTCTGTCCATTTTTCATGGATGCTGCCATTGCATTTTCAGCTTGAGTTACTTGCTGCGCTGACTGTACGATCTTATTGAATTCGGCATCAACACCAGATAATGATTTACCTTGGACTTTGAATTGCTCTGTTAAACGAACATGCTCCCGCCCTAACTCTTGGAGTTGATTTTTGGTAAACCCAAGGTCTTTATTGTAGAGGTCACTCGCAACTGTTGCTACTTTTAGTTCATTAGCAAATACAGTAGCTGCACCTAAGCTACGATCAAACGGGTTATTACTGGACATTGCCCGTTGAGCTTTAAGATACTCGTTGGTCTTCTCAGTAGCTTCACCAAGGGCTTCAGCGGTGGCTAGGATCGACGCTTGACCTCTGGAGTTACCTTCGGCCATTAGACGTGTAATCGCAGCCTGACGCTCTTCTACGGACTGCTTCTCTCGTGTAGCTTTAGTCAACTTCTCAGTAGCAGCGGTAGTCTTATCTGTAATGTCAATTGCTTTGGCTAATTCCTTCTCAGCTTTAGCATTAAGTAAATTAGCTTGCGCTTGAGTTTTGTTAGTCTCAGCAGATGCTTTATCTAACTTTCCAAGGGACGTAGCTAGTCCTTCAACACTCTTTCCTAGTGTCTCAATCTTTTTAACTGCTGTATCTAGTTCCGTTGTCTCTACGGAGAACTTAATCGTACTTAAATCTAAACTCATATTATTTCCTTTTTACTGCACTTGCAATACTTATTTCTTAATTAGACTCATGAGAATTTAATTAAAAAATAAGCCCCCGAAGGAGCTTAAGTTATTGTTATGTTGTATCGTTCACTTGTAAACAAGATCACGTTTTATTCTTGTTCTTATTCTGCTCTTCTTGCTCTCGTGCAGCACTAATAGCTACACCATCAAGCATTTTGATTATCTGTACCTCTTGTGGTTCAGCACTGATACCGTTAAGTGTAAAGTAAGCCATCATTTCAAGATACTGTATGGAAGACATACCACCCATTGAACTAGGTCTAGAATTATTCAAATCAAGGAACCACTGCCAGTACTCTCGCATACTATCTGGCATCTCTACTAGATCAAGTAATTCCTTGGGTTTCTTCTTAGTGATACGTTCGACTGCTTCTAGCTGTTGTCTTAAAGTAGACCCATCCTTTTGATGGGCACTTAACTTGAACTCTTGTTCAGCGTATTCTTTAAGAGCTAGAATGTCCTCTTCATTGAAAGTTCAGGAGCTGATCGCTCTCCTCCACGATAGATTCCCTGATCCAAGAATGTTCGCGTAGGATACGCTCTGCATTCTCTTTAGTAAAAGGAACTTCTACGCCAGCATCAGTAATACCCTTCCACGAGATAATGCGAGTAATAGCAGTTTCAATTGCCATATCTTCAGCTTCATCCAAGGACATCTCATCTTCACGGCCTTTACGTTTAGCCATCTGTTCTTTCTGGCGGAACTCCGTGTATTTCTTACGAGCGAATGCACGAGAAACTTTAGATTGAGCACCACGTACTTTAACGAAAGCACCAGTCTTTTCTCCAGTCGGAGGCCAAGTCAACTCAAATTCATATCCTGCTTCGGATTGTTCGGCTAGGTTCTTTACTGCTAAGTCAAGCATAGTTATTTCCTTTATTGTTCAGGGTTTTATTCCTTGGTTAAGTATTGAGTTATACTGGATGCATATCTCGTCAAAATCTATTATAGCATTGAGGGGTTTAATATGCAAGTGAAATATATTAGCTCAAATAGAAAACCCCAGACACCATTAAGATATCTGGGGCTTATTCAGTTAGTTATTAAACTACAGCAGTATCAACAACTTGGATAGTAGTCAAAGGTAAACCAGCAGTGCTAACGTCATTTAGCATAGCGGTGAATGCGGAAGTGGCAGTAATACCCATTGAACCATCAGCCTTAGAGAAGCTAGAGAGCTTTGCTTTAGGGATAGTGAAAGTGATAACGCCAGCATTCTTTTCAGTACCTGTAGCGAGAGCCAACACCAGAGTAACCAGTGATTCATTCTCAAAGAGACTACGCACAACACCGTCTTCGAAATACATGGAGAGATTGCCAGTAGCACGAATAACACCAGTGAAAATTTCCTCTGCTGAGTTAGAACCGATACACTGAGATGCTTCCATTTCACGGTCAATTGACAGATCAAACGAAGTCACGCAAGCAGTAGTAGCTGAACCGTTGATAATAACAGCGCCATTAACAGCAGCAACTACACCAGTCGTGGACAATGCAGCAGGTGATACGAAATAAGCACTAGTACCTGTCAGAGCCAACCCTTTACCCATCGCTGTAAAGTCAGTAGTAACCAAGCCTGTAGCTGGTACATTAACTGAGAAGTTACCGAACTTAACACCAGTATGTAGTTCTGATTGAGCAATATCAGAATAGAACTCTTCTACACTGTAAGAATCATCAGTGTGTGCAGTCAAAGGTACAATGGACTCTTTGCCGGTAGAAGCAATAGCCACCGTAGCAATCGGGCCTTCTGCAACGAGAGTAGTACCACTGATAGCACGTACGGTCAGCACTAATGCAGACACTGCGACCACTAGACAGTTATTACTCTGGTTAGCAATATTCAAACCAGCACCAGTCATACGAACGACTTCACCAACTTTAAAGTTATCAGTCAAGTAAGAACCAGTAGCACGAGTCAAAGTGAAGAACGAACCAGAAGCTGCAATAGTAACACTGACAGAAGCTGCCGTACCACCAACTGCGAAATCCTTAGCTAGGACTGATTGAATCAGATCAGAGTAAGAACCCGGAGACAATTCGCCAGATAATGAGCCATCAGTACTTTTAGTACCTAGACGGAAATCAGCTACTTGACGATCAGTACGAATCTCAGAGGATTCATAGCTTTCACGAGTGCTGGTAAAATCAGCAGTAGTCCTACGTAGGAGTTTACCACCAGAAGTACCGGCTGCTGTACCGAAAGTAGTTTCTTTCTTATAGGCGACTAATTTACTTACGCCTTTTGCTTTTGTTGCCATTTATATTTTCCTTAATTATTTGCAAATAATGCTATTCAGGCATAGCTGCCATAACTGCCTTTAAGCAATTCATACGTAGCCAACTGGCTGTATTCTTTTTAAGTATCTATGTCACAAGTTAACTCGATCATTACTGGTACAATCACTCGATCATTAGATATGAAAGCTGAACCAATATGAGGTGTAGTCAAGACACGAATCCGTGCATTACCTTCAATCATACTTAACCCTCGTTTGAAAGTACTTCGGATTAACTCACTTCTAGCATACGCTGCGCTTGTACCGTGCCCTTTAATATCACAAATGAACACTTGCATCTGCACTTGTTCTCTGTGGAACCCAACAGGTAGACTAGGATCATCAGGAGTATCAATCCTGAATTGACACCGCTGATACATCAGATCAACTGGAGGGTTAAAATCAACCGCTTCATACCCTGTAGGTACGGTTGGAGTAATCAAGGACAATTTTCGTTCTGCTGCTTTCTTTATATTCAGTATTTCTGACATATTGCCCCTTTATTGGTTGTAGTATCTGTTTAGACTGATCTTATGTGCGCTCATTATATCGTTTATTGTTGGCTGCATAATACCGTCAGGAGCTTGAGTAGTTGAACTACCATTCTCTAGATACTTGATATAAGGGCCTTTATTACCGATGATTACTTCTTCACCGAGCTTGTAGTTCATCATATGAATCTTCACAGCAGCCCCCGCAGTATCTCCAGAACCAGAACCATATATCTGTTGAAAGTCCAAAGAACCATCAAGAGATACTTGCCAACCACCTCTAGCCAGACCTTCCTCTGGAAGTAATCCATAGGCTTTCTCTCTTCGTTTGTAGAGCTTGATATATGTCTCGGAATCACCAAGTGGGGTATTATCAATAGCAGTCATGGCTAACTCATAAGAGAATCCACTTACCATATTCTCTAGTCTTCTTTGCACATCTACTTTGTACTCTTTTAACTCAAGTATTAACTTAGATACGTCAATAGAGAGCATATTAACCCCTTACTGCGATAATCCTGTAAAGGACAGTACTAGCATTTGCTACGTGAGATTGGTAGGATTGAACTCTGTAAGTATTACCTGAGTAGATAATCTCATCATTCATCTTAGGAGTGAACGCCAGTCCAGCAGCACTCAGATAGAACATAAAGGATTCTTTACCTACGAGTGAAGGGTAGTTATAAGAGTTAGCAATGATTTGCTTTGGATACATCAGAAGAGAGTACAAGACACGAGTAATTGCTGGTGCTCCGGTTTCTACGTCATAGACTCCGGTTGTGACTGATGTATAGCTCAGTGAAAGACCGTGGCGTGTAATGGCTGATGTAACGGCTGATTGAAAGCTCATAGAACCACCTTAGACGCTGAAATAACCCACAGGGAATACCGATGTACTACCTTGCAGTGGAAAGCTGTTGTAGGAGCTAGGAGACTGTACTGTGTTGTTATCAGGGTTAGCATCGTTAGCTTCCATATCGGAATTAGATACGCCACCAACATAGCCTCTTACATTCTGGAGGATTGGATTGAGCAATGGATTCGCTAAGTACATCTGAAGAGCTAGGCGGTATTCTTGGGCTTGATATCGGGTCTTTATGGACATGATATCAATAGTCTCTTCCGTAGAGGTCATTGCTAGGCGCATTAGAACTGCACGGGCTGCATCCATTGATGCACGAGTAATTGATTCGTTGTTCTTGGTTAAGTAGTAAGAGATTGTTGAGTCATCAAGAATATACAGGCCGGGAGTTACGTCCTGAATTTCGTAGCGTACTTGGAGGACCATTTCCGGTGTGACTGCCATTTATTTTCCTTTATTATGTGCCGTGACGTTCGGTGTAACCTGCGCCTTGTTCGTTCAGTAGTCTGATTTGTTCTTTGCGCCATTCACAGGCTAATCGGAAGGCTTCTGCTTCGCCGTATTTGGAGATTGAATAGCACCTAGCAAGTCGTTTACCTTCTAAACTACTTACTGATGCCCTAAAAGTCCCGTTAATATTACGGGAAATCCCAGTAACATCTGTAGTGCTTCGCTTATCTAACTTAGTATTTCTTCTGTTAAGCGCAGTTGAGACTTCACGTAAATTATTTATAGCGTTATTAGCAGAGTTACCATCTATATGATCCACAACCATTTCCGAACTACTAGATATACTCCCGTAGTAAAGCAAATACACTAGCCTGTGAACTCTGTAATTTCTACCTTTAATAGATACGCCCCAACTATTAGAAGCCTGTAAATTTCCTGCAATATCCCCTGCTTTGTGGATTATTGAATATGACTTATCCTCTTTAACGTGCGCAAATACATCTGTTTTATATCTAAGACCAGATGGACTTTTTTCGTCTAAGTAAAAACAATTAGTGAAGTCCTCAAAAAGAAGTTCTTTAGTTGTTGAGCTACTTGTCAATAGATTTACAATAGTATCTTTGTGCTTCTCAATATAGAATGTTTCAAGCTGAAGTGCTTCGGCTTTAGAAAGATTATCCACTATGACTTCAAAAGTAAAACCACCGGACTCTTTAACAGTATTAGTCCATGCTTTTAGTTTTCTACTCCCTAAACCGGGCCTATTGGCTGCGCCTTGTCCTATGTAGAAAATTACATTATTGTCTTTGCGCCTGTGCAAATATACACAGTACTTATTTTGTTTATTCATTATTTCTCCCGAAACCTCCACTGAAAACTTATGGCAGGTTTGGTGGATAATCAAACTTTTCCCTCCGTCGAGGTAGCCACAGCTAATACTGAATTATAACACAAAGAACTCCTTGTGAGAATTCTTTGCAGTATAACAACCCGTTATGGATTAGTTAGAACTTGTTCCACGAACAACCAAAGCTGGGCGGCGAATCATATGAGTCACATTGAACTCACCATCAATATCAATGCCCTGACCTTTAGGATCGCGGAAAGTCCACATATAACCACGTTCTGCGATAGTATTTACGAAGTCCATACGATTAGCTGGGCCAAAGTAAGACACGAAAGTATCGGTAGTGCCAGTAGGAACGAACACAACTTCACCAGCAGGGATCAGACGCTGACCAGCCAGTACCGTACGAACTTCAACGAAGCGAATACCGGCGTAGGTGAATTCACGATACAGGCCGTTGTTACCACCGGCACGGTTACGCTGAATCATCTGGCCTTCGGTAGCAGAGAAGTACTTGTACGCCTCGACAACTTTAGCATGAGAGATCAACTTAGCAAACCATTCTGGAGAACAGTAAGCGATAATACCAGTAATGACATCGCCAGTATTAGCGTTATCTTGCATGGACGCAATAACCGACTCAGTTTTAGCAACAATATCAGTTGTAGCTGTGCCGAGAACGAAGTCAACCGATGTCTGGGTAATGCCAAAATCAGTGAACAGATTACCAGCAATAGTACCATTCGGTGCGTACAGATTACCAGTAGTCAAGGTACTAAAGCGACCGACTTCCATAGTAATATCCATGTTCCGACGAATACGTTCCATTTTACGGGCGATAACAGCAGCTTCAGTTTCAGCCATATCGTTTGAACCGAAGGCACGTTTTCCTTGAATATCCTCTGGTTTAACCGCGTCGAGGATTGGAAAATGGGCCACTGGGTAAGAACGAATCTTACGATTGTCGTCCTTATTAGCCTGTGGTTTAGCACCGCGATATTGGTCACCGATTAGACCAAGAGTTTGTGCATACTCTTCAAAGGTTACTGTGTTGGTTGATAGAAATTCTTCAGAGAATAAACCTGAATCATTTAACATCGTCCAAGAATTTGGGATTAACTGAAGCTCTTGGGTGAAGTCAACCACTTCGAAAGCGTTAGTATATGAGCGAATAATTGCCATTTTATATTTTCCTTTTAATAGGCCGGGATTAACCAGCCATTATTATTATTGATTAAGCAGCTTTGTTAAGCACTTGGATACCCTTGGCTTCAAGGGCAGCATAAACTACAGCTTTCTCAGCGTCCAGATCATACGTAGCATCAAGCACCAGACCACCAACACTGATACTTGCAGGGCCACGGGTGAGTACCACAAGTTTAGTATCGGTAGTAGCTGGGATAGCTACAGCTTCCAGTACAAGAGCAGCAGCAACAGCAGAGCCATCCACAGCAGTTTGCACAGCGATTTTGTACTTACCATCAGCAGTTACTTTACCGAGCAAAGTACCGACAACGTAAGATTTAGCAGCAGCTTCATTAACGGTCACGACTTCGCGGCAATAGCCCAATTCGGGCTTGAATTCCATCTTAACGAGATTTGACAGACGCATCGTGTCAGTTGCAATTACGGGCATGATATATTCCTTTTATTTAGTTTGTTTTGCTTTAAGGATACGCGCAACTGCACTTTCCTTTTCTTTTGGTTCTTCGGAAGTACTAGCACCTTGCTCTTGGAACAATGCTGACTTCTCAATAAAACCCTGAGTAGTTTCAATATTGGTTTGCATCGAAGTAATAGCCGCGAGGAACGCAGCAAAATCATCCTCAGATTCAAGGGACAATGCAGCCTTCACGATAGGAGCGTGGAGCTTCTCATCCTTAACAACTGCCGTAAACTGTGCAGTCTTGGATTTTACGATTTGCTCTTGTTTTTCTTTCTGATGTACTTCAATAGCTTCCAGTGCCTTTTGCAGTTCAATCTTTTGCTCATCAAGAGCTTTCTGAAGATTAACCACTAGGGACTTTTCGACCATTTCAGTAGAATCTTCTACTTGTTTTGTCATGAGTTTTTCCTTTGACTTAGTTGACTTAGAGGTAGATACCTCAACTGATTTCTCAACGCTAGCGTGTGTCGAGTTAT